GTCATATCTCCCGCCTTGGATAATGTCACCGTTCTTGTCCATCTGATAAACATGCATATCCGCCATATAAGAACTTGGACGAGTTAAGCCAGTATTATTTTTATGCTGGTTAATTTCATTCATCCACATTTCATATGCTTTCCTTACATCAAAATCAGTATCATTAATCACAGTAATACTCCATGGTTCAAATGTTCTATCACCTGCTATCTGCAATGTACGACCCCTAAATGGTACTGGGATATTCGCAATTGTGGAAGCTGGTAATGAAGCCATTTTACACATGTAGGAAGCTTTCGACAAATCAGGACCGCCAACGTTCATATTGGCCGGAAATGTCATATCAACTCTAAATAGATTTGGTCGTGCACCGCCTCCAATAAGTTGTCCTTTCATATCATCAACGCCTAATATTGCCATCTTTAATTACCTCCCGCGATTTCAGTAAACTCTACGCCAGTTCTAGTAGCAATAAAGTTTAATGTGATATAGTTAATCGATCTTGCAGGTTTAACATAAATGTCTGCAACAAACTTGTTAGTATCTACAATAGCACCAGTATTATTAGTGCCATCACAAACTACCTTAAAGTCTGTAATACCTCTACGACCTTTAACATCTCTTAAAAAAGGCTCAACCATATTTCTAAATTGTGCCCTTGTAAACTCATCATTAAATTCAAATAATGATGCTTTTGATGCAGTACTAATTGTTGCTTCTAATACAATAAATAACCTTCTAACATTAATTCTATCAAATGCTGATGGTTTAGTTTGTAATGTTTTATCACCAAATAATACTGTTCCTTGGCCAGGGAATGTTACAATTGGGTTAATACCCACTTTGTATAATTCATCCCTTGCTGCTTGGTCAGGATTATAAGATAATTTTGTTACATTACGTAAGTTACCGCGTGAAAATCCAGCTGGTGAGAACCATGCATCCGCAACTAAATCAGCGTTAGCTGTTAGTCCCGCCATAGTACCTGCTGCACCTATCCAACGATGTTTATCATTGTATTTGTCATATACATATAAGGCACTTGAGTCCATAAATGCATAAGACGATGATGTAACATTAGTCCTGTTACTTGTTAAGTTTGTTTTCGCCGTGGCTGCCGCAATACCTACTGTATCCGACTTACATGGTGATACAAACCCAACTGCATCTTTCCTAGCTCCTGCCATTTGGATGATATCATTACAAATAACTAGGTTATCTGCTTCTGAACCACTTGTATTAGCTTGGAAAACTAGATTTACGTCAACTGTTTCTTTATCAGCAAATAAACCATAAGCTGTTGTAGTTTCGCCGGTAGTTAAGACATCATCACTGACACCTCCGGTTAATGCTACAAAGAAACCTGCAACCGTAGCAAACGCTTGACCTGCAGCTGAAGCTCCAGCATTAGTCATCGTTGACTTATGATTACCGATGTAAATGTACTGAGACCGTTCGTTAATATAGTCTTTATAGTATATATTAGTACCATTTTCATCTTTGACATCACTTGCTTGTGATAGATATGTCCAATGCTCAAGTACGCTGTCTTTTACCCCAGAGATTGTGCCGTTCACATCGTATACTAACAAATGCATTTCATCATTTGAGCCGCCTACCGCTGCTGCTCCGGCTGATGTGCCGGGTGCTCCTTCCACTTCTGCTGCAAACCATGCAGACATTGCTTGGGTAGCTAATGAAATTGATATTCCAATTCCATTACCATACGTACCAGGATAACGTGCTTGCACATAGTCTCCTGCCGCAGGTGATTGACTGTCGAAGACAGTCCTATTTTGTGTTAGAATTCCAGTACCTGATGCTGTTGCATTACGTGCTGAGGTTCCAACGCCTCTGACAACTTTTAAAGCGCCGCCATAGGACAAAAATTGGGCCGCTTGCATGACACTTTCATAATTCGTGTCATTAGGCTTTCCAAACGTGTTGACTAATTCTGTTTCAGAGCTTACGGTAGTAATCTCATCAGCAGGGCCCCACGTAAACGCGCCGGCCATGCCTCCAACTGTACTTGCTACTGAAGGTACAACATTAGTCGCATCGATTTCTTTAACCTGGATTCCAGGTGAGACTAGATTTGCCATATTTTTTCCCTTGTCATGTTATTTATAAGATTGTTCATAATGCGATATTTATCTCAATATACTTATTTATAATTTTCATCCTTCCCAGACTTGCCACCCTTTTCCGAATGGATGTTCGGTATTATTTGGGTTAATATGACCTACAGGTATGACTTCATCTTGTAATTGTTGAACTTTTTCTTTATATAACATTTGCTTTATTCTAACATCTGTGGCCTCTCTAAAGAATGGGGTAGTCGTAAACCAACCAAATAAGACCAAATTCATCATAAGGTCGTCATTATTAGTACCTTCAGCCTGATATGATGACCCTTTTGCAACAAATGTGCTCATTTCCCTTATAGTTTCTTCATCATTTATTTGTAATTTTTTGGTGTTCATTATATCCCTTATATTTGAACAACCCATACGTTTGACTTTTGCAGTCATAGTTACACCAACAGCATTAGCCCTAACCATACTCTCTACAAAGACATTTTCATATTCTAAATCGTAATATAAACCATTAACTACAACTTGTCCAGCATCATTTGATTCACATACTACATAACATTCATTATAATGCATAGCATATTTATATATCATATCAGGGAATAATAATGGACTCATATTATTATCTCTAAAAATACATACTTGATTAAATGGGTCTTCACTCACATCAATAACCGTAAATGTTGAATAGTCTTGTCCTCGTCCTCTAGACGTATCAACAAACATTAGGTAATTATGGTCTTCTTTAGGGTGTTCATATATTTTAACAGCACTTTGTTCTTTAATTGGACTTTTAGCTCTTAATGCTAATAATACCTCAGCTGATATTAATGTATTACCCGTACCATGAAATGAGTTACCAAATTCTTGGTCAAATTGCAATGGAGAGGTATTTTCAATGGTTGTTTGTTTCCATTTTTCATCTCTTCCAGGCACATCCCACCAATCCACTCTATATGGCTTAAATTCATTTGTATTTTGAATAGCTCCCTCATATAACTTATGGTACATATTACCTATACCATTAGCAGTAGACGTAATAATAACCTTAGATGTTTTACCTCCTGAGATTACAGGATAAGTTGAAGTATAAAATTCAGAAGCATTATCAACGAATGCAAACTCATCGAGGTATACGAGGTTAAGTGACATACCACGAATAGAGCTCGATGATGTGGCTGATGCTATAAGTCTTGAATTATTTGAAAATGATATGGATTTTTTATTAAGAGATGTACAACCAGGCTGTAAAAAGAATGGTAGATTCTCTAACATAAGAGTAATCCTACCCAACATTTCCCTAGCAATAACTTCCTTATTAGCGAGAATACCTACTACTTGTTCACCTTTAAAAATCGTATACCATAATAGATATGCTACAACCGCAATTGATTTACCACTTTGACGACATGCTAAAACAATATTAAATCTATTATCTTCGAATTGATGAAACATTGCTTCTTGATATGGATATAATGTAAATGGTACTAATCCTTCATCAAGGTTAATAATTTTACAATATTCTCTTGCGAAGTAGCATGGGTCTTCTAAACATTTTTTATATTCAACTAATTCCGGTTTAGTCCACGGGTGTTCAAAATCAGCCCCTCTGACATTGGGATTTCCTAAATACCAATTTTCTTCTCTACTTACTTCTGCTCTACTCATTTTCGAAATTTGTGTCAGGCTCTATTACTGTTTCATCACGTAGCATTTTTTGTAATTCTGCAGTAGAACCTATAAATACGTTATTGTGTGTAATTCCTTCAGTTTGCGCTAATGCACGAATATCATCTTTATCAACTTTCTTTTTACTTTCGTGAAGTTTAAGAATCTTTTCGCATATTTCGGCGTTTTGTTTGATTAATTGGCCAAGTACTTCAAATGCTCTGGGATGTTCTGATTCCCGTGCAAGTTCTAACATAAGCGATATAGCCTCATCACCTTGAGAGGCTAAATCATAAAATTGTTTCCTTACTTCATTAAAGTCTTTTTCAACTTTATTTTGGTGTCCCTTCATAATATGTGTTCCATAAATCTAGTACTCCTGCTGCGGTTCTACTCTCTTCTTTATTACCGCCCATATATGGTATAGCAAGTTGTTCATTAATTAAAACTTGATTAGCATCAACAATGCCATCTGCTGTCGAGACTGAAATTGTTCCTAATATTCGTCCAAACTTTCCTTTCTTTTGTTTTTTAGTAACTAATGTGAAGTCACCACCACTTTCTGCTAATAATTCTTCTAATCTAGCTTTAGAGGCTTTACCCCACGATTTCTCAGCTAGGTTTCTTGTTCTACTCTCAGGAGTATCTATACCCATTAAA